ATAACCATAGCTACCATCGTCGTCAAATAGTCGTTTAAATTCGCCTGGAAAAGAAACCTCGGACTCCTTAGACTCAACCACATCTTCCGGTTCCAATTCCATGACAATCTGATCAGAAAAGTTCTCGTTTGATACAAATCTTGGTTCCGGTAGCCCCACTATTTTCTCCAACGCTGAGAACTCAGATTGCCCAGCCTTCATCTTCTTTAAAAGCGAAAATAAACCAACGCCTTTGGCGTTGCATACCCAGCAGTGCCATTGATATGGACTTTCAACGCGAACTTCCAATTTCCTCTTGTGATGGTTGCAAAATGGGCAAAAGTATTGTAAGTTGTTATCTTTCCGTTTTTTGCCGGATTGTTTTAGGGTGGTGTCCACAAACCCTATAAGATCTAGTACTTTTAAAGTTGCCATTAACCTGCCAGTGTGCAGATTAAATTGAACTTGTCAATTAAGAAATAGTCCACTGCTCTTTGATGGAACCCATGGAGTTTCGTCCATAACATACAGTAGTTTTTCTATCATCTCACGCTGTTTGTTTTTGTCAATCGTAGATTTATCGGGAGTCACGGTATCGGTCTCGGTAGATTCTTTATCCATCTCAGATATTTCTTTTTCAAATTCTTTTTCCAAGTCTTTTTTTATTTTGTCAAATTCTTGACGTTCTTCCTCTGTCATTTCATATCCCATGTCTCGTTCCGTAGACGCCGCATTGTTTTGTATTTTATTCTTCGCTATCAGTGCAATCGCCAATGCGTCGGCGTAGTCATAGTAAACTTTTTTATAATGTTCATAAGCATCTCTTATGTTTTTGAGTTGCTTTTGAGTGCATTTAAAATATACCTTCATATTCTTGGTATCAGCCGGAACTCTGTTTGACTCAAGAATCATGGTAATAATATTATTCAACAGAATTTTTTCTTGATTATTTTTAAACGAAATTGCGGCTTCTAAAAAATCCGTGCTATAATCTTCTGGATCTATATTATGTTTTATACAATACGACCTTAATTTTGTTTTTGCCGCGTCGGCCTCGGCTCCAGTAGCTTTTTCCGCGAGAGCTTTTAATTTTTTAGCAACATTTATTGCCGATGTCTTGGTCATGACGACAACGACAATACGATAGCATCATACATATCCGCATTTCTCTTGTCTAAATTCTTTTTACTGTTATATATCCACCACGGAGTCATGTCATACATTTGTTCAATTCTGGCTTTGACATAGTCCTTGGGTTTTATCCCTTTAACGCGAGCGGCCCCCAGCGCCGCCTTTCTTGCAGTCATTGCGTTTATAGACGCGACGTTCATTTTATAATACTTCTCCAGAATATAAGCAATAACCGCTTTATTTTTTGTTAGTTTTAATAAAACTTGCTGTGAAGTTCGTCCGAACGAAAAGCCAGATAAACTTTCTTCGATGATTATTTTATCAAATTTTTGGTCTTTTAGTGCGGCAATAATCAATGCAACTTTATCATCATACGTAACCGCGTCTGAGATATCTACAAATCCAGCAAATAATATAACCTTGTTTTCAGTTATAGCATAACCACATGTCGAACACGACAGGTCCAGTCCGAGTATTTTCATGTAACCTTTTTATATATTACGAAGCGACACGACCGCCGGGAGCGTATGAGTTGGTATTAACCTTCAAAACATCTGTGGAATATTGAAGACCGGTTTCTGTGAAATTGGTGGTTCCTTTTATAGCGTTTACGGTAAATTCTTTCTGTACCGATTCTCTGCCTTGCCCCACGGCACCGTTGTCAACAAAATCGGTGGCTTTGAATTTTGGACTACCCGCATCTTTAGCGCTGCCGCCGCCAACGTTGGCTAGGTCGGGCGATTGGGTATATCTCGCTTCAAGATTTGTGGTTAATGACGTTCTTTCAATTGTTTCTTTTGGTGCTGGCATATATATGTTCTCCTATTGTTTATTATAAATATAATGTTATGTATCAAAACGGACGATAATATTGATCGGCCAATCAATTAAATTCTTTATAGGCTTCCCCAACTTACCGATTGCTGCCAATTCACCGTCTTCATCATATAACCCAATAGTTGTCATATATGGAGCTAGATATGACCCTGTACGGTCATATGACGACGATAATTGATAGTTAAAGAAGGCTGGATCCACGTTAAATAGCTTCTTTCCACAGTAACGATCTAGATAACTTATTATATCATTTACGTGGCGTCTTGTTGAACTATCTTCGATGTAAGTCTTTAGAAGCGCTGGGGTCAATTTGTTGGCATAGTAGGCAACTAGTATCGCACCATCCTTCAAGTCTATTTCGCCATTACCATCAATATCCAATATTCCGGTCTTTACTAGGTTGGCTTCAATATAGTCAAAAATCTTCTTTGTGAAAATTGTATAAGATCCACTTGCAAAGAATTCTTGGTATGCAGATTCTAATAGTAACACGTCCTCGGCTTCTGTTTGCAGCAAGTCGTTACCCCACCAACTATAGTCATTGAGTGTATCTTGTTCCAACGTCATACCGTTGTCAAAAAACACAGACTCGTCTTCAAATCTCTTTTTGTTGAGATATCTCATTATAAAATCAACGTCGTATAAATCAAACAGGCCGTCTTGGTTGACATCAAATATCAGTGGGTCTGAAATTAACGCGGATGGATTTGTACTGTAATTGAATTCACCTGGCTTTATTGAAACTAAATACTCATGCTCGTATATCGTATGAGTTCCTTGATATTTCATGTCGAATCCACGGCTACCGGACATTGTAAGAATATCGTAAAAATTGGAAGATGTGTTTGTCGCCGTGACATAGCCATTCCTATAAAATATATTTCCTATGTATGGATCCTTATTATATTCGGCGAAATCATACAGGAATACCGATCCGCTGCAATTGTATGGAAAGTATGAAGCGGATTGAACATACGGATCTATAATTGCAGATCTAGATGCAGCATTCGCTAAGTTGTATGTTGGCGATCCCACTGCCAAATAACCTGAACTTATAGCAACGGATTTTCCGTAGATGCCATACGGACTATCTTTTTCCTTGTTATGTCTCAAGACAACGTCGGAACCCCAGTTCTTTTGTGAGGTATCGTATGAATACAGTCCAATTCTACCCAGTGCATTATCCTCAGACCCCGACGACTGATATGAATATCCGTCAAGGCTAAATTCCTCGGTTGACGAATTGTAAGATACATTTCTTACCAACGTGTCTGATTCATAACTCACAACAGCTTTGAGCGAATCGATATCAATTGCTCTTCCAAAATTGTTCACCGTCTCAAACGTTCTGTCACCAAATGTTTTTTTGATCATCGCATATTCGAATGAATTACATTCTGGGATATAGCGATAATTATAAAAATATACTGCACCGAGTATTTTTTCCAATTCGGGGGATGCTCCCGCGTATGGAGTAAATCCTTTATCGAAGTAACTTCCAATTGCAAAGTTATCACCGTCCATAGCCACCGACATACCAAACCCGTCATATGGTAAACTTACTTCGGTGCCATATTCCGGCGAAATTCCAAGGTCTCCGTTCGATTCGTCCGCATGATAAATTCTATATTCCCCCCACGATGCTGTTGGACATGCATCCACTGAGGCGGAGTAGTACGAGCATGTGTACAATGTCGCAAATCCGTCGCGTTCTTCACTGTAACATCCAATCAACACTCTGTCATTATTTGTTTTTACGCACCACCCAAAACGGTCACCGTTTATGGCTATACTAGATGTCAAGCACGTCTCTTTAACCCAAGTATAATTTCCAGAAATATAAGTTGGGACCGGATATGGTAGAACCAATGAACTGGTTAATATATTTTGACAAGATCCACTTTCCTCGTATCTTTTCTTTCTATAAATGTTTACAGCGCCGATACTACCACTGGTACCGGGAGCACCGACGGCTAATATATTTCCGTCTATAGAGACGCTGTTTCCAAATTTATCTTCGTAAGTTTCTCCTTGTAGGACGTTGATTATTCCCCAATTATCGATACCGCCTTTATTTCTGTCGTATACATGAACCAATCCAGTTTGACTTCCGGTTGGTGTGGATCCAAGTGGAGATCCCACTGCTAAAAATCCACCGTCTATAGAAACTGAAGTCCCATAACCATCCTCATTTGCAGGAGATAAGTATCCACCGGATATAACAAAATCTATCGTGTTTTGGTTTTGCCCGTATTCATCAACGATTCCTTCATATGAGAAAGGAGAATGAAATCTTCTCATTAGTCTATGTGTATGACGGCTTTGGTCATACTTAAACAATGCGGCATATCCATGATAACTTGCCGATAAATTAAATGTGTCCATCGGAGAACCAACAACCAAATATCTGTCCCACAGGTCAACCGATTCGCCAAAATGTTCATTGGCTGGCTCAAATATGTCGATTGCGCCGGAAACGTTGTACTTCCACGAACCGGTGTCTTCCGTGTATACAACAGCCAATCCCATCGCCATGTATTCCTTTGCGGTAGTTACACCCAGTATTTCAACTCTACCGTCCGCGTGAGTATATGTAAATTGTCCGCTTCCTGTGTCCCAATATGATGGAGGCGGATTGGTCTTTACCGCCTGTATCAAATCGTTATGATTAAAATATGAGCCGGTTATATACAAATTTGTCAAACCATCGTCGAAGATGTTGTATGTCTGATGCAAATTGGAATTGTCTATTATTCTTACTGTATTTGGTTTGACTTTTTCGCCCCAATAACTTTGAGCAATTCGCATACCGACAAATCTTCCTTGAAGGCTGCGTATTTCGTGCTTTCCGGTGAATGGATCTGCGCCTAGTACTTCCAGACCAAACAACTCCGCTGGATTGTTTTTATTTTTATAAAACATCGCGTCCGTGGTTCCGTACACCACACGCTTGTATTTTCCAGACGGATTTACTGGGTCGTCTATACTAAAAGACGCTTCAAATTTTATACCCTCGTTTATTTCTACAAGACTTTGAAAATAGGTAGGATATCCATGCTGGTCGAGTGCTCCGGACACAACGCTTTGTATATTCCAATTTTTAAATGTTTGGAATGGCCTTACGGTTATGTCTCCCGCCGAAAACTGCTTGATCATATAACAATAAATATTCTGAAGGAGCAGTTATTTCACCTACAACCGCCTACAATATTTTAATTATTATAATTAAAAGTCCAAACGTATGCGTATTAGGCACTCATTGGTGAAATCTTTTAACACCGGTTGGCTCAATTTTGCCACGGCAACAAGGTCATTGCTTTCGTTGTACAAGCCAACGGCTGTGACGTACACCTTAGGGTCAGTTGAGAAATCGGCAAATCTCAATTTTCCAATATCCTGCGAACTTGCCGGATTGTCACTGTCAGTGATAACGAACGTTGGATTGTTGGAATAATTGAAATCTTGATTCTTTACTCGTACAAAGAAATGACGAGCCGGAACATATTCCGTGACTCTGGCTTTCATTGGGTGTGTCAATGAAGCAGTTTGTAGAGACTTGAACAATAAATTGGTCAATTGTGCATAATTCGGAGTCCAGTCGGTTAAATAAGTCAAATCGGTTGGTGATGTTGGACCCACTTTTAGACCAGAAACCGTTCCGATTAGAGATTGTATAGCTCTAGGATTCAATACCACTATCCCCAAGTCTGGATACATGAGTCCAATGCCTTCATAGTTTCTAGTCAATAATGAACCGCTTGTAACGGTTCCCTGTACCAAGTTATAGCGCTTACCACCAGTTTCGACGGTTGTATTTGGGTTATCTCTGGAATCGTCTATGATGGAAATCGTGGTCGAAGAGCCGACTAGGGACATTTCAAATTGACCGGGATCAAGTCTGTCTTTGAATTTTGTGCTTCTGAAATTGATTACGTATATGTCGTCTGAATCTTCGGCGGTTGTAGAAGCAGATCCCGTGTTTGTATACAAGAAAGAAAATTTAACATCGCCCGGCGATAATAGCAAATTGCGATATTGGTTGTAAACCGCCTTTGTCGGGAAAAGTAAACTTCCAATTGAAGTATTGGAATCAAAAGTCGAAGATCCCGAACCAGCGTAGTGACCGTATGTCATTGAAAAGTAAACATCCGAGTCTGAGCCAGTTGGTGAACCATCGTACACGTTTGTATAGTACAATCCGTTCAGTGGCTCGTATGCAGACGATGAAAGTTCCGTCTGTCTACTACTTGTGTAGAACGCGGACCAATTGGTTTGACCGTCGCTCCAAATACCAGTTGATACCGGTTGAGTTCTCCCAGCGACCAAATCTGTAGTTTCGAATGCCTTAAATATCATATTATTCTGCGTTTACGGTTACTGGAATTGTCACTGATCCACCACTCTCATTTCCAACAATTGTTAGATTGGTTGTGATGGTCTGAGTTAAAGCCGAATTTGGTACAAATCTGAACCTTAGTCCAATTGCAACTTGTGCGGTTGTCGAGTTGACATCGCCGATGAAACTTGGAATGGTTGCTGTCACATTTGTTGACAGTTGCTCACCAATCACTGTACCGGCATTCTTGTTTGCGAGAATTGCGGTATATCCAAGTGTCGTGTTGTATGTTGGATTTGTCGCCGGAACAATCACGGACTCACCGGTGTAATTTTTGCTTACACTGATGGAACTTTGACCCAACGAAATAACTGGGATAGACGTTACTCCCGATGGTAAGCTCACCAGTTTATATTTCAAAACTTGAGTCTCGTCGGTGAAAGCCTCGAATACTGGTGTATTGCGAATAGCCAAGTCGTAGTATGCCGACCCTTGTGGATGATTTGGTTGGTACAGTCGGTAGTCGATTTCGTCGTCGGCAAGTGCAAAGGATACGATATTTAATCCCCCCTTGGCAGCAAGAAGCTCTCTACCCTTTTTGGTAAGAACGGCATCTACTGTGACTATTTCATTATTGATGTATGCCATATTATATTAGTTTGATAATAAATATATAGAACTTTGTCTTTTTTTACTATTTTTATGTAGCTTTTGTTTCAACTGGAAAAGTGTTATTTAAAAGACCTGTTTTTTCATCAACAGTCGTTTTTTTATTTTGACTTCCACGCTTCCACTTCTGCGGAGAATTTTGCTGATCGTATGAATTTATCTCTTTTTGCGAGAATATTCTCTTTTTATATTTATAGTGTGTGGGGAAATAACCAGCCAACCGTTCGCTGTTTATCGGCACGTTTTGCAAAGAAACTGCCTTTTTATAAGCAATACCGTTGTTTGCCGTTCCAAAGAGTGATCCCCTCGTTTTGATCGCGAATTCGTCAATCAAAGAGCCGGTTGGATTCTGAGATATAAACGCGATATTATAATATCCGCGAAGCGCCGGTTCCGGAGCCGATGTGAAAATGATATTTCCGCTAAAATAAAATTCGGTAGCATCTTCATTGGAGTCAAAAAATCCGTTATATGCCACGGAACCTAGTGACTGTGGGACGAAACTTCCGGAAATATGTAAATAATCGAGAATCGTGCCAACTTGTCCACCACTCGTCGTCGATGGGTTTTCGTCATACGATATGCCGATAATAGTCCCAAGTAAAAATCCATCCAAAAAGTGCGAGGATGTTTGTACACTGGAGGTATGTCCGTTTGCTCCTATGTCAAATGATATGCTACCAGAATAATACATACTGCTCGTCGTCGCGATTAAATACATTGGAAATTCTGTTATTAATGGTAATGCGACCAAACTGACTTCATCATAAGATCTAGATATAGTTTGGACGGTTCCTTCCAAATTTACTTGTTTCTCGTACTCGTTTTTATCCGTTCCAGCTAAATTGTATTTTCTTTTTACCTGATATGATTTCTTATTACGAATGATATCGGCTCTATAATACTCCCCATTGTAGTAAGCTATTCCATTTTCAGAATATACTCCAAACCCATAATTATCTGGGGCGTTGTTAAAACGAACATGGTTTATGTCATTCAATATAGATGTTCCGGTTGTTCCTATATCCAAACTTTGTGTGTAGTATGTGTTCTTGCCTCCAGAAATACCATAACTCATATTATAAACAGACCCCGTTGGTATTTTTACATTCTCTTCAAAAATTGGTTTTAATTGCAATTTCGGTCTTTCTAATATAGAAGGTTCTAGCATCAGACCTTCTACTAGTTTTGAACGGGCTGGTATGACCGTCTTTATATAATTGAACATTGATTTGTCAAAATACGACTTGACCAGATTCATAAATGACTGGTAGTCGATTGCACCCAATCCTTGTTCGTAATATATCTCTCTAAATTTTTCAAATTTTTTATAAGTAGAATCGTAAACAGTGCGTGGATCGCCAATCAAATCTCCTATCTCAAAACTACCAAAGAACTTTAAAATCTCTTCATTCTGGATGTCTATAGGGGAGAAAAACACGCCAAGTTTGTTTGAATTTCTGCCGTTAACAGACTCCAGTGATATCGAAGATCTGCTTTCGGACGAGAGTGGGCTGGTCAAAAATTGATCGATTTTATTTATCTTGTTGCTTCTGAATCTAGATGCTCCATATGAAGGAACTTGTACGGTTTGACGCATATTCTTTTGCAAAAATTGATACGGGAAGACCGATTGGTTGTAAGGGCATCCATAACCATCATATAACACTTCCAGCACAGGTACAAAGTTGTTTGCAGTGAACGTTGGAAAGTCCTCTCTGAAAGAAAGATTGTTCAGTGGTAGTACACCGCTGCTAGTATATAAATCGATTGGACGTTCAAACGAAATATGCAACAGATTCTTTTCTACCATTTCTTGGGGAGTCGATGAGTCGTAAGCACCTTTGTACATTGTGTGGTTGTCAAACCTAACATCCGTCAGTGCTATTTCCCAAAGCTTTATCTCGTCGATACTTCCCCAGAATGATCCGGACAATCCATACCAGTTATCACCAAATTGAACAGTTGTTCCATTTCTGAAAGTTGTGTTCAGACTGCCACTTATCAACGTACTTCCGCTCGCCGAGTAAACTATGCGCGAGTCTTCGGCGCGTTTCACAAACAAATCATATTGGATAGAATATTGGTCTATCACCGCACTTGATGCCGTTGCAATATTAAACTTATAATACGGATCATTCCGTCTTAACATCACACTATATGTTTTTCCGTCGAAAATTGGTATTTTTGTTGTTAATAAGCTTTTGGAACTAACACCGTCGTCAATCGTGAAGAACAATCTTCCCCATTGCTTTCCTCTGTCGCGTATCACCCCTATGTTCCAATAGCCGGGTGATCCTGCGATATAGAATATCTTATTTTCTTCTTCTATTTTGTTCTCGTCAAAACTTACATTAAATTCGACGGTTTGAATACTACCGGTCCAATTTGATTCAAAATATTCCCCACTACCACTAAAGTATGGTTCGTATTTAACATGATCAAATATATAATACGATTTATCTGAAGAATCTATTAGACTGTCAATGCCACCATATTCTTTTATCTTCACCAAATTTTTAGGTATACCAAAACAAGATATGATGGCATTTACAGAAGCCTCGGTCCCCTTTGTTTTGTAAATGAATGGTAACGAGTTTAAAATTCTTCTCCAAATCACGCGGTTTCTGTCAGTCTCTGATATAGTTCCAACCTTGTCGTAGAATGACGATGACGGTGAAAAGTCCGATTTAGAAAAAGATGACAATAGCAATGGTAAATTTTCCTTAGATATTTCAGATTCCCATCCAAGTGACGTGAGCATATCGGAAACTATACTGGGAGATATTCCTCTTGTCGGAGAATTTGAACTGTCATTTTTATTTGTAAACTGTTTTATGAACACAGATAAATTGTCAAAGTAATGTCCTATCATTCCGACAAACTTAACATACTCTTCATTACCAGTACCCGTTCCTATGAATTCTGGGAGATTGTTTATTAAACTGTCTCCGTTTGACTGGTCGTACATCGAAGCCGAACTTTGAGATTCATACATGTTAGTATGTTCTGAATACCAACTTGGGTTTTTATATAAGAAATTTTCGTACCCGTCAAATGATGATTTTATGTCATTGATGGAATCTTCCGCCGTAGCTTTATCTTTTGTATAAAAAATATCATTTGGTTGGACTAACAACTTGATTTCTAAATCCGAAATTTCTTTTTCCAATAATGTTACTGCCGACAGCTTTTCACTAAAGGCATCTAGTCGCAATGTTGCGGTTGAGAAATTTATAAAATTTTTAAAATATCTATAGTCTACGGTGTCTAAGAATTCATTGTTTAATTTCGCGTTGACCTTTGAAAACAGTTCTTGATACATACTACCCGTCTCTCCCATGAGTTCGGAGCTAGACAGTGTCTCTGTTGAATTTCCCTTGCTTTCTATCTTAATAGTGAAATTTGGACCTCTCAGTGGAATGGTCTGTATTTCTTTCTTTGTAAAATAGTATGTGTTCTGAACGATTGGCGCTGAAGCAAACATGTTGACTATCCATAGCATGGATCCCACTGGGATCGAGTTATCCAGCGGGGATGATAACTTTACTATCAATTTGTCGTGGAATTTGGGATCCTGTGACTCGACGAACTTGAAGTTCATTATTGGAAGCATTGTTCCATTTCCAAAATTCAAGTAGTTTTTGAAATAACCAACCAATAAGTTATTGTAATTTGTTTCTATCTTAGATATAGCTGGAAAAAATATTAATGAATAGTATATGTCGGATAAAAACTGAACTATGTTTTGATATGTCTCTGGCTTATATGCATTGATAGCAGTCAATTCTTTTTCCACTATAAAAGAAAATAGAGAATAATATACGTCTTTTAATTCTTGAAAAGATACAATCGTATTATAATTTTGATTTAGCCAATTATAAAATTGATCATAGATACCAAGAATGTCTCTGTTATATGTTCCTACGGTGGCTTGATTCTCCTTCTTAACTCCGTAATATAAATCTGTTATAAATTTTATAGCGTCTGTGTTTTGCTTTAATCCGTAATAAAAAAGAAAATCGCTTGCGGCGTTCGTGTTTTCATTCTTTGCGTAATAATAGATATTATATATCTCCGGTGATTCTATAGCACCGACCAATTGATCTAATACTTCTTTTATCTGGAGTTTACCGGTAGAAAAAGATTCAAATTCGCGCAATAGTTTTACGTCACTCTCACTAGTACTGGTTCTTAAACTTATCGGGATTATAGATACTTCCGTTCTAGACGTAGAAATTTCTTCTATCATCAACCGCTGTGAAGAATCGAAGGAGCTTCCTACTAAATCTCTGTTGAGTTGGACTCCAATCTTGTAATTCCCATCACTTATGGAAAGGTTGTCCAGTTCTTGCGCAAGATTTATCAAGACAGACTGCGTATCTTTGCCGGAAATAACTAGATCCGTTACAAAATATTCATGGCTGTATGTCACCGGCTTGTTTCTAACGTCGTAGTACGACCCTGTAAAAGGTTTATAGATACCACTCGGTTTTACTACAGAACCGGTGATAAAAGTGTCGTCCAACGCATACACACTTACATCAAAATAATCCTTATCAGACTTGCCAAAAGGAAATCCATACACTTCGGCGCTATCCTTTATATAGTCCCAATTATCTTTTTCAATATACGACCCAATCGTCAATGACGATGTAGATGATATTGTATATTTGATGTTTTCTAAATTCATAGTTCCGTGAATACAACCGAGTATTTTGTTTCCACTTTTACATTATTTGCCTGAGTGTTTTTCAGAGGAATCGTTATTGAAGATGCAAACAAAGAAGATGTGTTTTCCAATATTAAGTTTGCAGACTCGTCTATTCTTGGCTGAATAGATCCACTGGAATATAAACTCAGAATATCATCTTGAGAATAATTGGATAGATATGGATTTACGTTCATCGCGAGATCTTAAATGGCGTGGGAATATCAAATGTCATTATAGAACCGCTTTGTTCGGATCTTATTTGAACTTTAAAATATCTTTCTTGCGGCAATCCACTCGTATCCAACATGAAATAATTTCCATATGAATCAAAACTCAATTGAGTATAAGCGTCATATGGTATAATATCTTCCTCGGACTCCGCGTCTTTTATCACGTAGTAACTGGCGGATGGTAAGTAGTAGGGATATAAATAATCGGAAAATCTTTGAATATCATTCGGTCCTCTCGCAAACGTTTTTACTGGATAACGCTTTCTAGGAGTGACATCCATTCTAAGGATGGATCCATATTTGTACTCCTTGGTCATATTCTTCATGGATACAACAGCATCTCGTATTTGAATTGGTTCTGCACTTGATGTATTGAACCCAGGCGACATCCAAGCTATCTCTGAATCTTCCCAAGCAACATCCAAATATGGTGAATATATGGTGTTAGTTTCTTTTGAGAAAAAACGCAATGTTCCGTAGTCCAAGGAACTAGTTTCATCGCTGTGCATCACTATTAATCCATTGTTTACAACCGTATTGGATATCCACGCATTTACGATGTTTGTTACATCCATGCGCACGTCCGACGATTGATAGTAAAAAGACTGCGAACAAGCTAGTCCACCAGTGATAGGGGCAACGGGTGGGGTCGGCGCTGCGGTTGTGGTTGTGCTTGGGCAATCGGGATACAAATCATATGGATTTGGATTCACATACGGCGGTTCGACGTAACCGGAACCAGACCCAATCAAGCTTCCAGATACCCACCAAACTCCACCACCGTCGCAGCTTGCAAATGAGCTGCTGTACCAAGGTTTTGTTTGCCCGTCTCTGAATTTCCAACTTGCCCCGTCAGAGTAATCGTTCTCATCAAACTTATATCCAGTTCCCATTTGCCAAGATTCCGATATAGGATATGCCGCGAGCGTGTATTCACTCGGAACTTCCATGGATTCGCAGACTTTTAAGTTCAAATAAAATCGTGGACTTGTTATTTGTCCACATGCTATCGACTGTGATATTTGGGTCAGGTCAAAATGCAACAATACTCTAGTTAAAACTGCACCCAAGTTTCCTTCGGTACTACCGCATGCATAATAACTTGTTCTTTTTTCGATTTCGAGTATCTCGTCCAACCCAGTGTTCTTAAACATCAGAACGGGGTTACTGGAAATAAATGCGTCTTTGGTTGGATATAAAAAGTAATGCATGACTGTGATTAATACTATATAAATATACAACTCGCCGAAAAATATACATTCTAAAAGCGAATGGTAAAATATTATAGCACTTTTCCGACAATATCCTTGGTTGGATATTTTACTTCAAACACCGATGGATCTAACGACGGGTATATGACCTTGTCAACAGTTGCACTTTGAATATTGTATTCGTATGGGGAATAATCACCATCTCTGACGGTCAAGTTTTTAAGTTTTAGGTAATTTACAGACTGTACGCCGTCGACTCTACTTATTTCTAGCTCCAGTCTACTTAGATTGATTGGTTGGCAGAATTGAGCATTGTCTATGTCAAAATATTGTTGGGCTGTAGTCAAACAGTTGGTTAGTACATCTCGCTTGTTGTAGTTTTTATATACAATTATTCCAAAATCTACCCCTATGTTTATAATATAACCATCTATTATGTTGACTGAGTCTGTTAACATCCGATATTGATTTAGATAGGTTTTTAGATTTTCTTGGATAGCAAGGTTTGATGGTATTAGTTTCTTTTGACTGTTATAGCAGAGTATATATAAATTGACCGCAAACGGATTGTGATTGGTGTTTGAAGTATCCACGGTTTGATCTGCTATTGCGTATGCCTTTGCGATAGATCCATATTTCGAAGGCATTGCATACGATCTGACTATATAGTCTTGCTGAGTTACCGCTCTATTTTGAGCGGAATAATTTGCGAGGGCGTTTGTTCTGATACTATCATTTGATTCACTGCCCATGCCGCCGACGGCGGGTATAGAATTATTGACTTTTATAGAACGTCTAACTGTACTTGTTAGATTTTGCTCTAGGTTTGGAAGCTCCGTTATATCCCCAAAAAATTCAACAGACGTTACGTTTGTTATCGAATTTGCATTTACATTGCTTGTGACGCCACCACCGACAACGTATCGTATTGTCAATGTTGTATTCGCAGGTGCTTGCCCGTATGATTTCGATGATAAAAAGTTCGCTGGGTCATACGAAACATTTTCCGTTCTAAATAGCGATTGATTTGAAACTGTATTTATATTTGGAATTATTATTTCGTCGTCTTTCACGTTTGTTCCGGATCCAAATTCTATAAAAGTCGTGTCGTCAGAATTTGTACCCGTGATGAATCTTCTTGAGGTTCTCAAGAACTTTATTAAAAACGGAGCTGTGTCTCTATATTTCGACATCACCATATCATTCTTGAATATGTTTTCCGAATCTATCGGAACCATATCTTGAGCCAAATACTCTGTTTCATACCAACGGTTTCCATCGGAATCGTATATGTCCATTATGCCGATGACGTTGGCCTCGGCTAATTCCAATCTGTAGAATGATGTTGGGTCCGACACGGGCACGGTTTTTGTTATTATCTGCCCAGCTGAGGCTGTAACCGTCTTTTTCAAAACATAAAATTCAGGTTGTCCAGACGAGTTTCTTTGATACACCGATATTTCCAATGGATCATTTTTTGTGTCAACTGTGAAATCAACTGGGAAGTTTGTTATGAAACTTACGCCATTATCGCTAATAGAAGTCATGCCCGGCTTTATTATTTGAGCATAAGTTAAGTCGGGGACGATGTCTCCGTTTGCATCCGTCTTGGATGGCACGAGCTGATAAACATCAAGTGAAGTTACCGACGGGGTTGACACTTTTACTCTGTACCCGAGGGATCGGGCCGAGTCTATGATATTTTGTCTTTCTTCAGAATTTACAAGCATCGACTCCTTGAATTGATAGTCTACGTAGTAAGACAAAACATCTCCAACGTAAGCTGCCATTTCGATAAACATCATACCGACCGACGCTTCACTGAAGTCCTTGTATGTGTTAGGATAATATACCTTAGCAAAATCAACTAGAGACTTTTTCAATTGGGAAAAGTCTTTGTTTAGATATTTTATATCTTTTTTTGCCGGTTGAAATGACTTTTGAGTTTCTAGTATCATATATTTCCTTGTGCGGCAACCAATGTAATATTTTGTGGAGATGTTATACCAACATTGTCTGCGGTAAATACAACGGATATTTTTACATGATACCCATCTTTTTCTTCGTCCGAATCACTGATTGTCACACTTTTTATATCGACATATGGCAGCCATTTTCTCACGTCCTTTTTTATAGAACTTTCCAAAATAGTTTGTAATTCTTCATTATTAAAATTAAATAAAACGTTATAGAGCGAAGAACCAAAGTCCAGATTAAATCTTCGTTCTCCTTTTTTGGTATTTAATAAAAGATAAAGATTTGATTTTACTTGATCGACCACATCAAAACTTTGGTTAAAATAACCCATAGGACCATGTGATATGGGAAAGGTTAAACCGATTGGAGTTTTTACTGCGGTAGACATTGATTAACGACGCTTTTCACTGATTTTTTTATCCATTGCTTTTAAAAGTGATCTATAATCTTTTTTCAAAGCGTTGGCTACGGCGGCAACTTCCTTATTTTCATTCAATTGTTGCGGAGTCATTTTTTGTAAAATATCGACTGAACTTTGCATGGTTGCTTCGGTTGGTATTCCGCCTGTGGTTTCGTTTAGAACTTGGTTCAATATTGGATTTTTAGAATACATTATCTGCGGTTGCACGACTGGGACCGAAACCGATGGTTCCTCCGTGGATACTTCCACCTTACTCTTAACCGGTCGTTGTGTTGTGGCCGCTCTATTTTCCAATATTGCTGCCGAATTCTCTGATAGTCTCTCAGCTAAAACTTCCATCAATAACTGTGGAAGTGCGTTATTTACTTCTTCTTTTACCAAGGTTCTAATTATATCAACTAATTCATTCTTTTTCATATATACTATAAATATAGAGTTGTTTTATTTTATTCCAATTTCGGGCACATTAAGTGATGTAGTCACCGAACGCGCTTTTTCCGTCACGGATGTGACCGTGGAGGATATCACCGGCCCCCCAATTGAAGACATCGGGGGCAAATTAGGCGAAAGTGATGCAATGTTAGGTACGGGCGGCAAGGTTGGTAATGTTGGCAAGGTTGGTAATGTCGGCAAGGTTGGTAATGTCGGTAAAGAAGGAAGACCTATACTGAACGATTTTACTATACCCCCAATACTGCCAATGGTATTTTGTGAAAATTCTGGTTTTTTAACCCCACCCGTAATACCATCCAACCCAGACGGTATTTTTATATTAACCTTTGGAATTTCGATCTTTGGAACCGGTATTTTTGGAATTTCGATCTTGGGGATATCAGGAACTGCAAGTTTCGGGGCTTCTATTTTTGGTATGTCTAGCTTCGGTAGAGCTGGTATATTTGGTACAGGTGGAAGCTTAGGTATAGATATCGCTGATGGAAGCGCAGGGGCGCTCGGTAAGCTTATAGCTGGAATCTTCGGGGCAGATATTGCCGGTATGGGTAAACTCGACATGTTATTTTGTTTTTAATTCTCCACCATCATACCCAGGTGCACCACCCCCACCAACCGTAAACACACGTGTACTCATCAACGTTGGCAACTTGTCTCTCAAATCTATGAGGTCTTGCTTCATATTCTTTAGACTGGCGGCATATTCTTTCATCTTATTCGACCAATCCGCCTTGGGCGCGACTTGTTCGTCTTTACGGGAGTCTTTTTCGTGGATATGTACAGCGTGCCATTCTTCTGCTTGAGAAATCAACAGATCCGTCTGAGCAATCATCCAGTTGCATAATTGATATATCCAAAATACACTTGTTCTGCCTAATAGAACGGGTTCGTCCGCATCATCAAATGCGCCTAGATATATTTTGGGAGAATTGATCGTGGTTTTATCGTTTGTGGTCAAAACTATTTGCTTGTGCGCATCTATAGTAAATTCATCGTCGGTTACCATCGCCAGTCTCTTCTTGGAAAAATGAAAAGTTTCTTTTGCACGTGAAGAGAATATAAGTCTATCACTGTTTATAATAACTTGGTCCCCGTCTAAAGTTGGATATTTAAAATTAGTTGCTGCGTCGGGGGAAAAATTCGATTGTTCTTCTTTTATATCGGATTGAAATAAAACTTTGTTACAAGTTGTTATAAATTCTGATATGGTCTTGCCGGATGTCATGTGTATAGAGGATCCATCTTGGTTAATAGATTCGGTTACATACCCCTTCGCGGTGAATCCAGAATCTGACGGATTCGTTGACACCGTGGCTTGTCTATTTCTTAACAATACATACGGATTTCCGCCATTCTCGGAATATTGTCCCAACCCATTGTCTATAGATCTGTTTTCATCATATGCACCAAATCGTATGGAAGAACCAAATCTGGATTCAAGTGAAAGGTCGCCTTCATACTTTTTTAAAGTTCTTATTTTAGGATTAAACTTAAAATAACTCCCCAGTACTCCTTCGTAATTTGGACCACCCGATGCATTCATCTTCGACTTTGGTCCAAACATCGGTGCGTCCGGCTGACCAGAGAATTCATCAAAATTTTCCTCAACTAGGCCAGCTCTGCGTTCTATTGCAAAGTCCACACTTGCGTTTACTAAACTCTTCAAGTTAACTTTTTTTGTATAATAATAGTTGTCTAAGTATTTTACGACCGATACAACTTCATTTAACAATGGATATTCTATTATACCCGTATTCTCCAATGGCAAAGCCCAATATAGAGTTTCTTTTCGCTGCCCCTTTTGACTATAATAGAATCTAAATTTTATTCTACCTATCCACGAGTAATCACGTTGTTTTTGAGTAGGAGTTCCTCCAGTTATGTCCGGTGGGAAATCTAACACATCTGTATACTGTTCTAGGAATACAGGATGTTCTCTATCGAGAATTATATCTAACACAACCGCTGGTTCAAATTCATAAAATTCAATTTTGTCGTGCTTATATTCACGGACGAATCTCTGCGATGCAAGCTTATCCTCTTGTATACGGGCAGATTCAAAATTCTTTTTGATTTTTTCGTATGCCATTATTTTTTATCTTTTACCGGCTTATCCACCACTTCAACCGGTTCTTTGGAAGCCGCAACTACTTGCTCTACACTTGCCATCAACTGCTTTCTCTCTTCGTCTGTGAGTATCATATTACCAGAATCTTCCCCACCGGTCTTGCCAGCCATCAATCTCTGGATTATTGCAGCCAATTTAATAAGCTGCTCGTCATTTCTTACCCCCACATCGAAGTATTCCTTCAACAGAGGAACAATCATGGTCGCGTCATTGATAGTTTTTATCATCTCTCGTAAGTCGGTGACCAAGATGTCCAACGTGTTTTTCTTCTCCTCCGAATTCTTCACAATATCTTTGCAAAGATCGGAGAAGTTCTTTCCCTTGAATATCTCAAAATCATTTTCCATTGTATATATAAATAGTCCAACACCCATGTTTTCGGAGATGTTGGCTATGTAGATTTTTACTTATTATATTAATACAACGAAGAATTTACCGTGCCTCTGGAGAAATATTGGGCTGCTATTTCCCTTTGAGCCGCTTTCATCCGATTTATTACTTTAGTGATATGTTGTGTCTGGCAACCGGCAATATCTCTAATATACAAATAAAGAGCCTTTTTATTGAAAACGTCTATTCTTCCACTATTTCTGAATATCTCCACGACCGCATTCGCAATCTCAAGGTCTCGTTCCTTCGTGAAATACTTGTTTACGTTATTATCCCAAAAATCAACCATTAGTTCTATAAACTCCTTCACTTCAGTGTTACGCTTTTGATGTTCCGGTTCAATCACAAATTCACCCGAATCACTCGGATGTTCGCATATTTCTATATGTTTCTTGAATCTACGATAATTATTATTATTGTCTAATATAAACCAATTCTTTGCAACGATTGAAAAATAACTGAACGCCTTTCCCTTACCGGCTTTAAACTTGTCTATATTTGCAACCATATGGGATATGGCTTGTTTTTGTACCTCAAGTGGACTTACGTCGGAATAACTAAATTTAAATGTGTTGTATACGTTCTCCGCTATTTTTTCAAATGCATATTGTATTTTATCATTATATATTCGATTCCTCTCAGCTGGGTCCGTTGCCATATTGTATTCAATTATACCTTGTTCGGTATCACGTGTGAAATAAACATTCGGTCCCGTTTTTTCGATTGCGGTTACCACCGGCGCTTCTATTACCTCCGCTATGGCCGGTTTAACTTTTTTAGTATTTTTTAAAGTTAGTTCTTTCTTTACTTTTTTTATTTTTTTTAAAATCGGTTCAGGATTTTTCTTCGCCGCTTTTTGTTTTAATTTTTTCTTCATGTATTATTTTACCGTTTCGTTGAATTCTTTCGTTATTCTAACAACTTCTGAAAAAACGAACCCAACGTCGTCGTCTTTTTCAAATAAATTTTTATCATCGACCATCTTGAGACGGTCGTAAAGAGAATCGGATTCCATTCTAAACCTAGCCACCCATTCCTCATACACTTCGACCTTTTTTATCAGATTAAAGCAAGCATACGAAAGGCATGTGATAATTATCACCAATATGCTTATTATTGTAACAATTAATATATTCATATTATTCGTGGTTGGTTTCGGTGGAATCAACAGCACTCTCGCTGTCATATCCCAACTCCTCGTTTATTATTTCCAATGCTTCTTCCACACCGATCCATTTTCTTTCGTTAACGGAGTCTATTAATATTTCTCGAATTTCTTCAAGAATGTCTTGGTTTGTATCCGAATAATTTGATTTTTTACTCATATGATTTTCCAGCCTTCATTTACTAATTGTAAAGCTTTTTTATACTTTATATATTGAGTTTCCCCATTTTTTTCCACTACAACTTTATCATTTCTTCCGTGTTTTATAACTTTTACGGGGGCAACTGCAACTTTGACGCCATCGTCGGTCATCAAAACGCCATTTAGATGGTCTATCTCATGTTGAATACACACAGATTCGAGTATACCATAGTCCTGTGCAAATGACTCTTGTGTTATTGGTTCTACATCCGGTCCAAACGGAATTGGATTTGCATGATTTAAAGTAGACACGGTCACTTTTAGACTTCTTGTTGTACGGGTTTGTTTATTCGGTAAACTCAAACACCCTTCAACATATTGAGTCCTCTCTATACTTCTGTCCGTAATTGTCGGGTTTATTAAAATGATCGGTGGCTTATCTTTTTTAACTCGAATAACAGATACGCTTTTTGGAATCCCAATTTGATTTGCCGATATTCCAATAGCAAATTTTACTTCGTCAAGAACTCCAATCAGCTTTGCTGCAATTTCTTCACCTTCCTGTAGAGAAGAGACTGGTTCAGTTTTCTTGTGTAGATAGTCTTTGTCTTTTATTATTTTATACTTCATATATAGACATCTAATGAGATGCTTACATAGATATATACATCAAACAGTTTATGTCAATATATAATAACAAATTTTTTACGATGGACGACTGAAATGTTCGTAATCTCGCATTTGAACGTGCGAAGGTGGTAGGGGCGCTCTACGTTTTAATTTTTCACTGTATGGATCCGGTTGTATAGTGGTTGTTGTTTCCCCTATAGTTTCCATGGGGGCGGAGGTAGTACTTGTCTCGGTCGTGCTTGTATTAACATCCACCGTCGGTTCTTCCGGTGCCGGTGTGGTCACCGGTTCCTCTGTAGGAACAACTGGCAACCCTGTTGTTGTTATAATATAGTCTGATTTTTTCTCCGCATCGTCAACTGTTGGTAGCGACGTGATACTCGTTTCTTTTTTATCTTTCTGAATCATTATATTATATGCTAAAACCAACACTACTGCCAATGGATCAAATACAATCATAATCATTAATATAAAATAATTAACCGCACTGTCGAGTGGAATATTTAAATTTTTAGCTATAAACTTAAAGGTACCAACGTCCGTGTGAAGTATTTTTTCTTTTATTTGGTCATTTTGAATATATAATTGTTGGATGGTATCTTGGTTTTTTGATATTTCATTTTTATTCTGCTCAACCATTTCAGTTTTTTTACTACTTAAATCCGAAATCCTGTCGTCACATTCTTTGTTATAAGCCGATATAGCGGCCACCGTATCAGAATTTTCTTTTTCCAACAACTTTATATTTGCATCAAGTTCGGCACGCTGTGCGTTAGCACGTGATTCTATTAAAACCACTCGGTCGTTATATTCTTTCACTTGGTCATTGTATTGGGTTCGGAGTTTTTCTATTCTGTCTTGGGAAGATTTCATCTGGACATCTATCGCATCACGCTCTTTATTTTGTAACTCCTTGGTTTCTCTTGCCATTTCCATTCCATTCTTTTTGAACAAGTTTCCACTTCCTTCGTCCATCCACCTCTTCACCTCTTGGTCTAATATTTCAAGACGGGAATTATACATTTTTATTTGCTCCAACTCCTTCGCGGAATCGGAATCCAGTGACGCTCTTGAAACATCAAGTGCTTGTTTAGCAGACGCGATGTCGCCGGAAGCATCCTTATTACTATTTTCGGAAGATCTTAATTTCTCTATTTGTTGGTTCCGCTGACTTATTAATTGCAGTTGCTGGTCTATGAATTTTTTTCTATTTTCGTTTATGTCAACTATTTCAGCTTGATTGTGTGTGTCTTGGCGCAAATCTATTATTTCTTTATCAATTTCTTTTATTTTGGCAGTGTTTACTTCTATTTGACGCTCAAACCCTTGCACACTTAGTGATGTTTCTGTATAACCCGCGCTGAGATACCCATATATTCCGATTGAGTTTATGACCATTAACAACAGTGTTGCAAGCAACAAGTATGTTCGCATCCAGACACTTATGTCATTCCATTTTTGTTTTAGGAATGTCGCCGCTACCAATTTTCCAATTTCCAGAGCTGTGCCCATAACTATGATTGAAACTCCACCGCCAACGAACAGCAATGTCAGTCCAATGATACTGAAGTAAGCACCGCTCGCCGCTATGACAAGTGCGGTTAATAATACAAAATACGCCAGTAATTTCATTCTTTATATAATAGTTAAATTGATTTATATAATAAATAGTGTATATACACGAAAAATAATATAATGGCAAAAAACAACCCCCGACTTTCGTCGAGGGTTGAGTTGGGGCAGTTGGATTTAACCATTACCCTCCACCATCCTCAATAGGTGAGGAACCTTCTATAACCTTTAATTCACTATTTCCGGCTCAATAGGGTCATCGGGTGTACCCTTTTGACTAGATGATTTGTTTTTGTAAACAAGTTCGCCCAACTTACTGAGTTCTGATATAGCATCCTTCATCTTTCCAACATCACCACTCTGTAGTGATTCCTTGCCCTTGTCAATACCCATTTTGATTTCAGTGGCAACAGATTCTTCATATTTATTGTCTTTCAATTGTTTCTCCCACCCATATATTATGTTATCTAGGGAATTCTTAGTTTCAAGATTTTCCTTGAGTTCCTTGTCCTTGTCTGCGTTTATCTCGGCTTCTTTCGTCATGCGCTCGATCTCGTCTGCCGATAGTCCGGACGAACCTTGAATAGTTATGTTCTGAATTTTGTGTGTACCGAGATCTTTTGCGGAAACATGCAAGATACCATTTGCATCGATATCAAATGAAACTTCAATTTGAGGTATGCCGCGTGGTGCCGGTGGAATACCATCGAGCTTAAAATTACCAAGCTTTTTATTATCTTTGGACATCGGTCGCTCGCCTTGGAGAACAACAATATCAACTTGAGATTGATTGTCGCTATAAGTCGAGAATACTTGTGATTTCTTTGCTGGGATCGTCGTGTTCCTCGAAATCATCGGCGTGGATATTCCACCGGCGGTTTCTATAGAAAGAGTAAGTGGAGTTACATCCAATAGCAATATGTCAGTAACTTCTCCCTTCAACACGCCACCCTGAACGGCTGCGCCAATAGCAACAACTTCATCCGGATTCACACCTTGGTTTGGAGACTTACCACCAAACTTCTTGGCGTACTCAATAACCTTGGGCATACGGGTCATGCCACCTACAAGTACAAGTTCGTTCAAATCGTTACTACTAATTCCGGCGTCCTTTAGACAGTTTTTATATGGACCATCCATTCTTTCAAATAACGCCTCACACACCTGTTCCATCTTTGACCTTGATAGTTGAATGGAAAGATGCTTTGGTCCAGTCGCGTCGGCGGTAATAAATGGTAGATTTATGTCGTATGTTGTTGCAGAAGACAATGCAATCTTTGCCTTCTCGGCTTCTTCGCGCAAACGTTGGAGTGCCGTATTATCCTTACTCAAATCAACGCTGTTTTCTTTCTTAAACTCCGAGATTAAATAATCCATCAATGTCTTATCCCAATCGTCACCGCCAAGACGAGTGTCGCCATTGGTAGACTTCACTTCAAATACACCATCCCCGATTTCAAGTACCGTTACGTCAAACGTGCCGCCACCCAAATCGAACACAGCAATCTTTTCATCTTTCTTCTTGTCGAGACCGTATGCAAGGGACGCGGCAGTTGGCTCGTTGATGATGCGCAAAACTTCCAATCCCGCTATGGTTCCTGCGTCTTTAGTTGCTTGGCGCTGGGAGTCGTTGAAATACGCAGGGACGGTAATTACTGCCTTTGTAACAGGCTGACCAAGATATGCCTCCGCGTCTGCCTTAATCTTTCCCAGTACAAATGCCCCGATTTGTTGCGGCGAGTACTTTTTCTGTTTACCATTTTCAGTTACTTCAAACCAAGCGTCTCCATTTGGACCCTCTACGACATTGTACGGAAGATTCTTGATTTCTGATTGTACCTCACTGAACTTTCTACCAATGAGTCTCTTGGCAGAAAAAATAGTATTTTTTGGATTAGTTACCGCTTGACGTTTAGCGGCTTGACCAACTAGCCGTTCTCCTGTTTTTGTGAACGCCACGATGGATGGGGTGGTACGAGCACCCTCCGCATTTGGGATAACCGTCGACTCGCCAGATTGCCACACGGCAACGCATGAATTTGTGGTACCAAGGTCCACGCCTATAATAATGTCGTTTGTTTTACTCATAGTTTTATAAAAATTAGACTCAATATAAACCGAGTTAATCGGATTGTCAAGTCGATATGACTATTATCATTATTCGTGCCAACTAGTCTGTCACACCATTTACCTATGAAGACACAAAAAAGGAGCATTTGTAATGCTCCCTTTTGTCACTACGGTGTGCCAATTATACACTCAAAGTATCGTACCGGTGTCGCCTGTGTTATAAGCTTTCCATTGATCGCTTTCCGCTCTACACGACAGAAGATCGGATACATGGATAATATACGGAAGATTTGTCTTCAAATTTCTATCCGGATTATGCGACATAAAATATTCTTCGCATGCTTTGTCATACAAGCCGTCGGCAAGTTTAATCCCAAGCATTTCTTTCCACGTTACATTTACATTATACCGCTGCAACATATACAAAGCACGGTCGGGAACTCGCATATATTGAAGTGCCGGATTCATTTTATAAATTTCGCCGCGATTCTTGACATGCCAATCGCTGTCATTACAGATATATTGAGGACCAGTGTCATCGCCAAGTTTACCGAGGTCGTGGTGCAGGGCAGCAAAAATCCGCTCCTCATCCGTAAAATCAACCGTTCCATTGATGGCAGAGTAAAATTTTTGGATACCTCTAGACGCTTTTTCGACGTGCATGACATGTTGAATGTATCCACCGGGCCAAGCACAGTGGAAATTCATTCTCGTCGATGCGGGCGCGACTGCCAATTGCAGTCCCATATTTTCTTCATTGTACATAACCAAAAGCTTTTCCAACCGTTCGCCAGAAAAACTTTCTTTCAAGAAATCGATGAAATATTCATAATTCTCATCGATTTCCGTTTCTGTCAACTCCATCCCAAAATGTAATTTAGATTTCATTTAACGGACCATATACATCTAGGATCTGTTGTCAAATTAAAATTAACACTCTTTACGGATTTCTTTGGAGTAGTGGTATGTACGATGGTGGTTTACAAGAGATGCCATTAGAACCGCACTACGCATTCTACCCTTCTTGGTCAACTGGAAGGTATGGCTCATGATTGTCTGCTCAAATGGGTGCGCATATTCCGTTTCTAGGAATATTTTATAATTACCGGCTCTAGTCATTACCGACGGCCAATTTGAGTAATAAACTTCGCCTATCAAATATGAAAGTCCCTTGTAGCAACCAGTTTGCTCAACCGTTAGTCTGTGTTCGCCCGTTGGAAAATATTTCTGCTTCAAATCTACTGGTATGTTATACCAAGCCCATTGTTCGTGGTGATCCCCGTAGAATTCTGTGAATGATATTTTCACAAAGTCTAAATTCTCGTTGTCAACGATTTCTATACACTTTTCCATCCAATTATCACAGTGCATATTCAATCCATTCTTGCACAACCTTTGAGTTTTTTCCATGAGCATATCATCTTCAAACCAAACAATGTATTTAGCATTACTTTCATTGAAATGTTTTGCTGCCCATGACCTTGCACCGCAAACTCCCAAATTTCCTTCTTTAATTTGGGTGAACCCGTATTTTGCAGCAATCGTATCATATCCAGCATCGGTACCTCTATCTATACTATTGTTTATTAGGTATTTGGTTGTCTTGCTCAGTAATTCTGGATTGGATTCTTGGATAGTATCGAGCAAAATTTGAAGTTGGGGCGGCGAGTTAAATGTGACTACATACAAATTAACGCCATCACCGCGACGATTCATTTCAACTTCTTCTTTGGATTGAATATACGCAACCTTGCCATCGGCGCTACCTTCTTTATATAACACCAAGTCGGTCGCTTCCGGTACTTCGAAGTTTTTAATCATTTCAAAAAATGGCCAAACCAACCCGTTTCCTTCTATTTCAAATCTCTGTATTTCTTTTGGTAAACGGTGGCATAGTATAGTAAACAAGCATTCATCCGCGCCCATCAATCCTTTTGATAACGTGTCTCTAAGAATACCATAGTACTCATCGTTCATTTTATGAACCATGTCTTTCTTACCTCCCCAGAAACCGCCTCTGGCGACATATTTCACAAAGTCTGTGTTGCAGTATTGCGCCATTGCTTTCCGTTCAAATCCATGGATTTCATCGTTTCCGTCGTATGGATAAGATATGAACGTGAATTTCTTATGATACTCTGTGTATTCGCATATCTTGTCAAGTACGCCATCGTGTATAAAATAACCGGAGTTTACGGTATTTGTTAGGCCGCCGTCCATCCAATAAAAATACTTAGAATTAAAAGGATTTAATATGGCGGCGTCATTCACCATAAACATCTTACACATCATCATCGGATTGTAATATTCCAGAGCCGCTTGTGGTGATTCCGCCAACCAGCCAGCAAAATTCTTCCACGACTCGTTGTTTCTGATTTGTTGAACTTCCTTGAAAAATGGGAACCATGTTTTAAAATCCGCCAATTCTTTGAAATAAATTTGTGTATTATTTTTTTCTTTACTGCGAATTTTCCACACGTCTTCCTCTAGTTCCCTCGGAATCCATATTACTAAGTTCACGTCCGCTTTAAGAAGTTCGAAAAACTTATTTTTATATTGTTGAAAATCGCGCTTGGCCCAGCCAGTGAGATTTCCTCGGCCTAGATCCCACAATCCGGTCACGATGGTAGTTTTACTCTTATTCATTGTCGTTTTTATATTTGAAGGTTCAGTTAAAATTTGTACTGGTTCTGGCTCAGGATTATTTTTTATTGCCAGATACCATCCCCATTTTGGTTCAATTTGTTGTACATCAAATCCAGATTTTTTTAACAGTTCGATTGATCCGTATGTGAGATCTTTAAATTTTGGGTTTTCGAAGTCATGAAAACTAACAGCGATTTGATCTATTTTCTTAAAATCGTCAACATCCAAACTGTTCAATAAGGCATATTCTCCACCCTCAATATTAATTTTTAATATCGATACTCTGTCGATATTGAATTTTTTACAGAAAGTTTTCCAATTCAACATAGGAAACAACACGGTGCTATCATCGCCAAGATCCATCTCGCCTATGGCAAGACTACTTGCACCTTTTCTGATCACGCTAGACCGACCGTTGATCGGCCCTAGCAATCCTTCAAAAAATTCCACTCCATTTTTTTTACTTTCGTATGGGTCGATTCCCACAACTCGTTTTTTTCCAATGAAAAATTCACACCAGTCCCAACCGGAACATCCAACATCAACAATGCAACCACTGTTAGTTAATGCGCGGTCGTCTACTTGAGTATATTTCCAGTCTTTTATGGTATTGATTAACATATATTATAGTTTGTCTTTGTATGCTTTGTATTCTGGAAGTGCTGACGGTTGATCGAGAATATATTTGACAATTTCGTCCAATATATCCAAGCACATCTTTGTTTGATGCAGCTGAGAATAATGATTTAAGAATTGAAGACCTAGTCCATTCTTGCTTTCCAAGTTATTCGGTAATTCCCCGATATGCCAATTTTTTGTTGCGGAATTTGAATCCAATTCACAGCAAGCCGATAGTCTCTTGTGTTCTATTTTGTTTTCAAATACATATTTTAATATGAAAAGTTCCCCAGGATATTTACTATAGAATCCATAACCTTCTGTTATTTTACCAAAATATTTATTGTGCTGTTCTCTTGCAAACTTATTGAGGCCCATCATCATTTCATATGTTCCTCCGAAGAATGTATCCATTGTCCAATGTTCATTCGAAACGTCGGCATCTATTGTAACGTGCGTTGTATCAATCTGCAATATAGAGTTCAGCGACGGTGTGAAGTAGTGATCTAAGAAAACAAAAGGTGCCGCAAAAACACTATCCTTCATTTCCGATGGAAAGATAGAGTCGATGTCTGCAACAAATATATAGTCGTACTCATTAGGTATGTGCTCTAAAAGAAGAAGCTTCGTGAGACATCCGTAAGAATATCCAGTTGTTTCCTCGTGTGTTCTTATAGTCTTAACAAAATCCAAATCACATGTGTAATTGCTGTTTGTCAGCAATATAAAGTCTACGTCGCAATTCTCATTGTTTGAAAATACGTTCTTTTTTGCGGTCAAAAAGAACGGGCGTATGCATTTTATATACATATCCGGAATGTTCTGACCGTTTCTTTCAAATTCCATTGGAGAAACAAAGGCGATTTTCTTTTTGCCGACGTTAGTTGGCTTTGAATTGTCGCGGCTGACTCTTTTGGTTTGAGGTAGTTCAGCAGTTTTTTGATAAAGATTAAAATCAGCATCGGCATCTCTAAATGTTAGTGATACATACTCTTCTTGACCAGAAACGCTAAAATCTATAGTCAAATGTTTTCTTCCGCCGAAGAACGGATCAAATCCAGCTGGAAATTGTGATTGGACTCTCTTATCGAATCCAATAGAGTTATTCAATTCCAAGTTTTTTCGAACATACTCGGTTACGTCTGCTATTTTATCGCTCGTATCATCGGGTGGAACGGGATATCCCTCGTCCATCTGTATATCCAGTGCACCATATGTTGCGGATATCAATTCGATTTTTTGTCCATCTGGGAGAGTGCCATTGTACAAATAACTTGGAACTTTACTGATCAGTGCCAAGTATGAGAAATGATAATATTCAAAGACGGTTGGTACAGGGATCACATCATTTGTCGTAATCCAGTACTCATAAAACCATCTAGATTGACCGCTTGGAAATGGATGGGCGCGGATATAATCTGCATTTGCCCACCAAAAGTTCCCCCACACCCAAGCATCGGTGTGCGTGGTGCAAACCAGATCATAATAATCAAGACGATTGACGCAATCTCTCCACCCATTTACCAAGAACTGTTCCATACACAATCTCCAACTCTTGCTACCTTCTATCTTGCGGTAGCATATTTCTTGTTTATTTTCAACTGACCTGTATGTATTGCTTACCCCCTTAGCGTGAAAATATAATACCTTCATGTCGGTATCGCCTTGGCATATACTATACACCTTTTGTATACCGGGAGCCTCTGCGCCGTTATCATTTCTATATTCGATCTTAAATTTTGGATACTTTGCAAATATCCTATCAATTCTCGCCTTATTATTGTTAAGGTCGTTGATGGTCACCCATAATACTCTGGCCGCGTCGTATAATCCAGTATTTTTAAGCTTGAGTAATTGCTCCTTTACTAGTTCTTCCCAAAATCCTACGCAATATACGTGATATACTATACCAATATTTTCTCCAGTGTGTTCGATTTCAGCCACTCCCTGAGTATTTTCAACGACTGGGATATCAACAGGAACAAGTTTCTTGGTGATAATACTAGTTATACTTTCACTACTCAATCTGAATACTTCGACCCTCTCTATGTTTTGCTCTAGGTATTTAATCTCGGTAGTAGACAAATACTCAGACTTTATTTTACCGGTTGCTGTATAATTTTCAAGTAGTTCGAGTGTTGTAGTCTTATTGGCATCTCCCCACCCAAATACTGCTTTGTGTGGATTTTTACATTCAAGGCTGGTGTGTAAATCCTCAATTATGTATGTCCCACCCACGGCCAATGACCTGAACAATAATGCTAAACTTCGTTGTTGCGCCGCCATTTTATGGCAACCGTCGTCCAATATAACATCACATCCTTTGATTTTGTCGGCTAAAACAATTAAGTCGGATTCTTTATTTTGATCACACAGTATAAGTTCACAGTTTTCTGTGCCACGTTTAACGGTAGGTGCATCAGCATCAACACCAACAACAATAGTATTTCCGTCAAAAAAGCTTCTCCACATTCTGAGAGAATTGCCTTGATACACGCCGATTTCAACAAACTTCTTCACGTTGTGTCTGGTGTGTACCAACAAATTCTCATATACTTTGTTTATATAGTTGTGGCCCTGCGAACCTTTATCGACGGCATATAAATCGGCCAATGTGTTTAATGGCATTCCACTGTGCGTCGGTGGTTTCAATCCAAACTTATTGTAGTATATCAAGTCTATGGTTCTATTTTTATAAGATCCAAAGGCAAATGCATGGAATATAAAACAATAATCGTTCTCATGATTTGAATTTATAATATTATTATTTATAATCTTTACGTGTGAACTCACGTCGGGTGTTCTGTCCATTAAAAGGCCAAAGCAAGTTTGATCATGCCACAGGCCATTTGCGTATTGTGGGAATTCATTACAAATATCCCACCACTTTTGAAGATAATCTTTTGCCCAAGCGGTGTTTTTAATTATAAAAACTCCCGCGTTTAATTTACTTGGTCCGTGGTCATCCGCCGCCAAAATATCGATTCCATCTATGATGAAATCTTCAATTTTGTGATTGTTGTTTAATACAATCGCGTCTGCGTCCAAGAACATTACATAATCTGGATTTTTAGTTTCTAATACTTCCAACAATAGTTTTGGTTTATACCACGTCGCCGCACGTCCCTCAAGACCGGAACGAATTTTTTGTTCGTCCGGTTCAAGATGGTAAGTGTACCCCTTTTCTTGACAGTACTTTTCGTTTATGGCTTTACTAAACTCTCCATATGAAACATTTGGAGTGAAGAATTGAGTCAATACAATATTCATCTTTTAGATTAAAGATTTCCAACGATGCGTTCGCACCATCCCTTGGATTTGCTGTACGGCCAAACAACCCAGTGATGTGGTTTCTCTTCGCAGTTGAATTCACGCCAGAGTTTCATATATTTGTCTCCGTTGGGATTTAGTCCATCGGCAATAATTGCATCCAACTCTGCTTTATCGGCATCTTTTCTAAACAACGAGGTACCATCTGCTTTTTCAAAAGCTACAACCCAGAATTCGTAATCTTTTTCTGGAATTTGGAATGGTTGTAAATCAATGCAATGTCTGAATATGGAGATGAAAGATTTTAGCCATTCTTGCTCCGAAGAGTATTTCTTCCAATTGTTCGGCGGGTATTTTTTATCGACAGTCTCCTGTTGAATACCGCGCTTTTTGAAACATATACCTGCATATTTTTCATAGTCGCGCAGCGTTCTTACATTTCCGAATCCATACACCCCCCATTCTATAGAATCGATACTCTCACCGTCCATAGAGAAAAGTTTACGGTTTCTTGCATGACATTCACTGTTTCTAGCACCCCAATCTTTTTTATCTTTTACCAAATTAACGTTCGAGCCGACGTGATCGTCCCAATGCTTCGTTCTTCCTTTGCGAGTGTATTCGTGCCAAGCAATAACTCTGTGTGGGTGAAATAAGTCGTATCCGTGTGTAAATGCTCTGACGGCGATACTAATTTCTTCGCCGTGAAAATAATACTCTGGGTCGTGTGGAACCTCTTTGCAAAATTCTCCACCGGTGAAGCAAAAGTGCGCGGAGTAAAATCTGGATGGGAGTGGAGAAGTACGGTCTTTCCAATCATCTATTGATGCTGGCAAAAAGAAAATTGCACCTTCCGGTATGAACCTGTCAAAATCCATTTTCCATGGAGTTTGAATTCTTGCACTGGGATCATTTTCTGGATCGAACGACGGAATATAACCGGTGAGTAAAGGTTTAGCATGCCCCATTTCTTGTAATTGTTTATACATTCCGATGATCAACTCGTCCCAATCTTTTACAAATCTGTGATGAGAGTCAAGCTGCATGGTATACTCTTCGCCCGTATATCTTTGCTGGATTTGATTTCTTGCCCAGCAAGCACCTTTGCTTTCCATATATGGAATGTCAATAATTGTTACATTCGGCAACGTAGCAATTTCATCTATTTTTTCGTTTGGTCCATGTTGCCATGCTATGCAAAAGTGGAGATTCTCCGGATATTTGGCATTCGCTATACAATCTTGGATTGTTGGGACCAACTGTGGGTCGCGATACGCTGCAATTTGAATGAATATTTTATTGTTCTGCATATATAACCATTATTTTTACTATTATATATACAGAAATATGACAGTTTTTTTTTAAAAAGCAAGATATAATAATTAAATTTTACTCTTGATTTATATCTGTTGTAGTATCCCCCCACCTTCGTAGGAAGCCTCGGTCGTGGTTGTTGGAACTTCCGCTGCTGTTGTTGATGCAGGGGGCGTCCTATTGGCAATCGCTACCGGTGTTTAAAAATCCAGTGTTAACAACGAATGTTCCGGTGATTGCACAAATCGGCCCAGTATTGAAAAAGGTTGGCATAGACAGTATGTAGAACCCAGAACTACCATCGCAATTAGTCCAAGCAGCATCTACTACATAGTCAAATATACCATCAAATTGAGCGTCTACATCATATGAGGTACAATTTGGGGTGGGCGTTGGTGTAGGCGTCGGTGTTGGCGTAGGTGTTGATGTTGGTGTCGGTGTCGGGGTTGGAGCTGATGCGCCGCATTCGATTGTTGTCAATTCAACGGATCTTCCAGCACCACCGGGTGTGAGTAGCGCGACGGCAGATGCACATGGATCTGTGTAGGCCGGATAAGTTGTTTGATACGGAGAACCATATCGCTCAAGTGTTGCCGACGCGCCATCGGCGTCTACATAAGAGAATTTTATATACCCAGTACCATCAAGTGTATATGTTATATAATACGTCTGTCTTTGTACTTTTACAGGAACGGCGGCACCGGTGATAGTTCTACCATTCGATAAACGTTTAAACGGTATTACATAAAAAGTTCCAAACCCAGATACATTATTTTCTAAATAAGTGTCCCAGACTCTTTGAGTGTTTGATTCAAATGTAAATGCTCCGTTGGAACCCCAGCTTGTTACAGTAGCAAGTCCGCCAAATCCTTCAGAAATAGAAATGGTTGATAGCGTTGCTTTTCCTCTTGTCACATTTGATGGATCGACTGTGACAACTGGCCTGTCAAATGATACCACTGTTATAACCGAAGACTCGATTGAAATTGATCGACCATCCATATAATTGACTAATATACCGAGCTGATAATATCCCGCCGTCGGTGCAATGTATGTGTATGATGGTCCGGATATTGTTATCCACCCGCCGCCATATGGGTCCGGAATTCCACTTCTCACTCTAACTTCGAAGCTAGAAACATTGCCTTCATTTGTTATAGTATAATTTGCCTTCAGCGTGTCTCCAACGAGATAGCCGTCGCCGCTGGTTTGGGAAACCAATTGTTCCACGGACCAAGTTATGGTTGCTCCGATATCATAATACGTGGTCGAGGTTGGTGTTGGAGTTACAAACGGTATAGCCGACGCGGCTGGGGTACTGGTTAGTGTTTGAGTCGGTGTCAACGTCGGTGTTTGTGTTGGCGTAAAAGTTGGTCCTATAAAAGGTAATCGAGTCGGTGTTGGGGTCGATGTTAACGTCGGAGTTATAGTTGGAGTTGGAGTGGTCCTGATTACAAATGGCCTAGAAGTGGTCGGAGTTATCGTCGGTGTTGCTGTTGGGGTCGGACTTTGTAAATACGCCAACAATTGATCCCAACCTATGTTTCTGGTATCGTTAGTTTCTTTTGTGTATACTTCACCTTCATCTGTAGACACAACTTCTCCGACGATCCCAAATACTTTTTCCTCCGGCGATTTATTGATTGGCAATCCTCTTGGCATGAAAAATGAATACTTATTAGGTCGTTCTCAACTCGATGCGATCCGCTGTATCGACGAGCACTTCACTTCGGTCACTCGTTATAATGAATATTTCGTCGCCAACGACGTGAAAACCAAAAATTGGAAAATCCGTTTCAGCTTTTACTAATATCAAAGACGTTGTGTTGTTGCTCGGGCGATTTGCTCGGAATGCATTTATAACATCGGTTGGAGTTTTATTTATTATAGTTATCATATTGTATTGTATTGTAATTAACGAACAGTTTAGTAATTAAGCTTCATTTATATTTGTTGTAGTGGGCGTCTCACTTTTACGCAGAGCCTCGGTTGTTGTTCTAGTTTCGCATCCGCCTACTCTTATGTGGTTTGTGTTATCGTTATATTCACTGCGTAGGTTGCGCAATAACCGGGTTCTGGCGTTATATCTTCGAATGTGACTTGCGAAGATCCGTCGAATGACCCAATTGTCACGTTGTAAACCCCTACCGGTACAGGGGCGGAGGCTGCGTAATTACCCAGCGCGGTAACAACTGCCAAGGCGTCGGTTTTATCTTCGGTTGGCATACCAGATGCATTAATAGCGTCATTAGCTTGATTGTAGATATCATTACTAAATGATTGTAGCCTTACATTACCAGCCGGTGAGCATCCCCCGTCATTTGTACTGGAATAGGCCAGTGATCCCCCCGAAAAAGAAAATGGTGCCAAAGTGGTTGTCGTGGTCGTTTCTCCGGACGGAGTTGGTGTCGCTGTAAGCGTCAACGTTGGTGTTGATGTTAACGTTGGTGTTGATGTTAACGTTGGTGTTGATGTTAACGTCGGCGTTGAAGTTGATGTTAACGTTGGTGTTGATGTTAACGTCGGCGTTGAAGTTGATGTCAACGTTGGTGTTGATGTTAACGTCGGCGTTGAAGTTGATGTCAACGTTGGTGTTGATGTTAACGTCGGCGTTGTAGTCGGTGCCAAAGTGGTTGTCGTTGGAGCCTCCGTCGTTGTTGTAGTCGGTGCCAAAGTGGTTGTCGTTGGAGCCTCCGTCGTTGTTGTAGTCGGTGCCAAAGTGGTTGTCGTTGGAGCCT